CGGAAGAGCTAGGTATCCTGCCCCTGATGCTAACGCAGATGGATGCGCTACGTGCCACTACGGAGATGAATCGTAATGGCATGCGTGTAGATTGGGTGTACGTAACCTCGCAGCGCCTTGCCTATCAGAAGATTCTAGACGAGGCACGAGCAGAAGCTGAGGCACTTGCTCCCGGTGTAGATACAGCTAGCCCTAAGCAACTGTCTCTTTACTTCTTTGGCGGTGAAGAGAAATACAAAGAGAAGGTACAAGATGGTTTTTATAAGAATGGTAACCCACGTTTTAAAACTGTGGAAAAGGTTCGTGAAGTACAAGGTAAATTCCCGCCTCCGGGGGAGCTAGGCAAGAGTGGCTATTACAGCACCGACGACAGTGTACTGAAAGATCTTGTTAATAAGGGTAGCTCGTTAGCTGACACACTGCTTCTCATTCGTGAGGCTAGTAAGATTAAAGAAACCTACTACGACGGATTGCATGGTCTACGATTCCCTGATGACAACATCTACCCAAACCTAAATCATTGTGCAACTAAGACTGGTCGCCTATCAGCTACCAATCCCAACTTGCAGAATCAGACAGATGCGGGAGATGTGAAACGTGCCTACGTTAGTCGCTTTGCAGATGGTTGTATCCTAGAGCTAGACTACTCGCAGCTAGAGATGGTTGCACTAGCCTACCTAGCCAATGACCAGCAGCTTATCGACGATATTAATAACGGCAGGGACATGCATCGGGAGTTGTACAAAGAGATGTACGGCATCTATCCAACTGACAAAGAGCGTAAGCCGTTCAAGCGGTTTAGCTTCTTGCTGGTGTATGGTGGCGGTGCTGCTACTCTAATGGCACAGAGCGGATGCGACAAGGCTACGGCTAAGAAGTTCATCAACACGTTCTACACACGCTACAAGGGTGTCAAGACATACCACGAGCGCATTGTGAAGGAGGCAGAGGAGTTCGCTCAAGTTAGTTATGACCCTGACAAGTCTGGCCCTGACTATCACTACTACCATGCTAGCCCTACGGGTCGGCATTACATCTTCAAGAAGTACCCTAACGAGTACAAGGGTGGGCTAACGTTCAGTCCTACTGAGCTAAAGAACTGGCCCATTCAAGGGTTTGCTACTGGAGATGTTGTGCCTATGATGGTAGGTCTACTGCTTAACCAACTGGAGAAAGAAAACCTAACCGAAGCGAAACTAGTAATGACTGTGCACGACAGTGTGGTGCTTGACGTACCCAAGAATTTACTGTACACTGTAGCTTCTGTAGCAAAGAAGACACTAGAAAGTGCACCACAGTATTTGAAATCTGTATTTAACATTGACTTTCCATGCCGCCTCAGTGTGGGTGTGGAATCTGGAATTAACTGGCAAGACAAAAAGGAACTAACACTATGACCTACATCGTTGAGAACATCACCCAAAAAGAAGTTAACACCAAGTTCGGCCCTAAGCCAGCGTTCAGCATCACTGCTAATGGTGAGCGTTACAGCTACGGCTTTAAGAAACCTACCTTCAAGATTGGTGACACCATCGACTTCCAATTTACCGAGAACACCTACGGCAAGAACGTAGATCTAACAAGCGTTCGACTGCTGTCTAAGGGGGAGGGTGCACCTGCCACTGCTACGGTTGCTGGAGCCCCTTCTAAGCCCTCCTACGGGGCCGCTAAGGTGTTCCCCATCCCTCCTCTGCATGGTGATCGTGCCATTGTGCGTCAGAATTCAATCACCAATGCTGTGAAAGCTGCAGACAACTACCTACGGGGTGAGGACTCTACCCCATCTAATCTTGACGAGTACGCAGAATTCATCATTCAACTTGCACGTAAGTTTGAGGCTTATTCCTGCGGTGATCTAGACCTAGCTGCTGCGGAGCAGATGACTGAATGAAGACTATCGACACACTAGTGTCTGACATTTACTCGCTCATTGGTGGGGGCATTGCCCCTGCTACAGCGAACAACAATGTCAGCGTCAGCTATGACAAGTGGTTCAACCCACGTTCATCCGAGCGTGAGAAGAACATCCTGTACTTCAGCGAAGTGGGTGATCCCTGCCCTCGTCGCCTCTGGTATAAGTACAACACCCCAGAGAATGCAGAGAAGCATGACGGCAACACACTGCTCAAGTTCTTCTACGGCGATATTCTGGAAGAGCTAGTGCTCAACGTTGCAGAAGATGCCGGTCACAGTGTTACTAGTAAGCAAGAGCGTGTGCTGTACGAAGTAGGCAACGGCTGGTATGTACGTGGTCGCATCGACGCAGTGATTGACAACGTTGTTGTAGACGTTAAGAGCACCACTAAGTTCGGTGAAGAGAAGTTCAAGAACAACTTACAAGAGGATCCATTTGGTTACTACCAACAATTAAACGGCTATGCTACTGCTCTTAACTATGATACTGCTGGCTTTGTTACTATCCAGAAGGAACTAGGTCACATCAACTACTACCCCATTGAAGTCAATAAAGGCTTGTTTAAGCTGCAAGCTGACCATGCGGTAGAGGCTGTGAGCCTTGACAAGCCTGATACAATCAAGCGTATGGATAGCGTACCTGCTAGTAAAACTAGTAAGAACAAGAAGCTGTGCACTGCGTGTAGCTATTGTCCCTACAAGAAACAATGCTGGCCTGAGATGCGTACCTTCCTGTATGCTAGCGGCCCAGAGTTTCTGGTAGATGTTGTAGATGTTCCTCGTGTAATGGAGATTACAAATGTTAGTTGATTTACAATTTGCTGATGAAGCAGTTGGACAAGAACTGCGTGAGATGGTAGATATTCTGGAGGGTGGTAGTAGTATTCCCATGTGGTTTGTTGACGATCCAGAAAAAGACAAAGCTGCAGTTAATCACCTGATTCACTGTATGAAGGTCGTGGCAGACTACTACAGTAATTGGGACGAGCGTAAATACTTTGACTACAGTAGTGCTGACTGATGCAAGTTATTAAAGAAGCGTTTATTATTCAAAATACAGAGGGCACGTACATGTGTGCACAAAACACACTGACACCTAAGCTTTATGCTTCAAAGCGTAGCGCCCAAACAGCAGTGGACTACTACATGGCTAGCGACAGTTTCGAAGAAATCTTGTCCAACACAAATGTAGGCTACACAATTAAAAAAGTTTTTCTTGTACTAGGAGATGATGATGGCAACTAAACAATTTGAGTTTTCGTACACTAGCTCAGACGAACCTGATGAGTGCATCTTTGACGATGTTGAGTACGCACACTACAAGCGTATCGACCATCGTGTGCACTTCTCAGAAGACACACGTTGGGTAAACGTGCTTAGTGAGTTCGCTAGGTTTCTAGATTCCACCGGGTATGTCGGTGTGTCCGAAGCTGTTGATAAAATGATCGCTCAGAAAGATGCTCAACTGTATGCCTTTTTAGAGAAGGAAGATGATGAAAATACTAGTAATCCCGGATTGTCAGATTAAGGATGGAGTTCCTACTGATCATCTCACTTGGGCTGGTAACGCTATTGTTGATTATCGGCCTGACGTTGTGGTTAACTTGGGAGACTTTGCAGATATGCCTAGCCTCTCGACACATGATATTAAAGGAAGTAAGTACTTTGAAGGATTGCGATACAAAAACGACATTGAAGTAGCCAAGACTGCAATGCAGAAGTTACTAAATCCCGTCAAGGATTTACAACTGAAGCAGAAAAAGAACAAGGAGAAGGTGTACAAGCCCCGCATGGTGATGCTGCTTGGTAACCACGAGAACCGCATTGATCGTGCAATTAACAACAACCCTACACTGGAAGGGTTAATCTCAACTAAGGATTTATGCTATGAACGAGATTGGGAAGTACATCCCTTCCTTCACCCTGTTTTCATCAATGGTGTCGGTTTCAACCATTATTGGCCTGTTGGAGCTATGGGTAGGCCCGCTGGTACTGCTGCCGCTATTATTAGTAAGCTCCACATGTCTTGCGTGGCTGGTCATCAACAAGGAAAGCAAGTAGCCTACGGCAAGAGGGCAGACGGCAAACCCATCTGCTCCATCATTGCTGGCAGCTACTATCTGCACGACGAGAGTTACATGGATCAATTGTCCAACAAACATTGGCGAGGTTTGGTAATACTGAACGAAGTTAATGACGGACACTTTGATGAGATGTTTCTTTCAATTGAATATCTTGGACGACGTTACAATGAACTACACCGACAAACTACGGCAGGTTAAAGAGTTTATCGAAGACAACTTTGATGATCCTGTAGAGCTAGTGATCGCTCTAGGGTTGTCTGTCGAAGACATTATTAATCTACTGCCTGATGTACTGGTAGCTAACTACACTAACTTTTTTGAAGAAGATGACAACTTTGAAGAACACACGTTTGAAGATGAGCCGCACGACTTTGGATCAAGAAAGACTTGGGAAGAGTAGGAAGCGGGAAGTTATTAATAACGAAATGGAACGTGATTGGGAAACGGAGTTAAAGGATTATGAGCTTGGTCAACTTAGTGTGGACAACACCGAACGGGGAATCTCTGATAGCGTACATGGCACGGGTTTCAAACCCTAGCGGACAGTCGAAGGAAGATAACAACAATAAGCTTCTCAAATATTTGGTGCGTAACAAACACTGGAGTCCCTTTGAGATGGTTAATGTGTGCATGGAAATTACGACGACACGAGACATTGCTAGACAAATCTTGCGTCATCGTAGTTTCAGCTTCCAAGAGTTTAGCCAACGTTATGCTGACCCTGTTAAGGAACTAAGCTTTGTAGAGCGTGAGGCACGGCTACAAGATGTTAAGAACAGGCAGAATTCTTTAGAGACTGACAATCCTGCTCTGTGTATGTGGTGGGAAGAGCGTCAAAGGCGTGTCATCTACGAAGCTAAGGAAGCGTATGCGTGGGCAATTGAGAACGGCATTGCCAAAGAACAAGCCCGTGCAGTGCTACCCGAAGGCAACACTACTAGTAAGATGTACATGAACGGTACATTGCGGAGTTGGATTCACTATGTCGATCTACGTACAGACAATGCTACGCAGAAAGAACATCGTGAGGTGGCTTTACAATGTAAAGATATTCTGGTACAATGTTATCCATTCTTGGAGGAACTATGGACAAAGTAAAGCCCAGAGTTCAATTCATCGGAGAACCAGTCTTTGATACAATGATGTTTCCCGGATACGAAGTGGCACATGTACGTACACTAAACCACTATGTATGGGGACGAGACATGGTACGCACTAGTGAGGTTGTCAAGAAGTTTGAAGATGGTAGCTTTGAGACACTGAACACATTGTACGTACCTTACGAGGAGTAATTATGGCAGCATGGTTAATTGCACTAATTGGTGTGGTTTATTTAGTAGTGGCTGCTGAACTACTACTAACAGGTAAAACAGGGTTGGGCATAGCCTTCTTAGGTTATTCTCTAGGTAATGTAGGCTTGTACATAGAGGCACTGAAGTGAAAACAATTGTTCACGTAAATCAGCATGTGATTAAGTCGAACAGAAAGAATAGTCAGACAGATCCTGTACTCACTGTTAAGACATACAAAAGCAATGTGTACGCACATAGCGTTGTCATTAACGGCCCGTCCAAGATTGTCTATAGTCCAGATAAACCCCTATCGTGTGGTGCACACGTATGGATTGAAACAGAAGCGGAGGTAGTGTGTGATTAGCGAAGTAGACATTAACGACATGAAGGCGTTGTATGATTTGGATAAAGGAACACATTTCAAACTTGCTCCTACAGATCTCGTGCAAGTTCCAGTTGACAGTAACGAGTTTCACCTCTCAGGGGTGTATAAATTTCTGGGTCTTGATGGAATGTATAGTCGCAGTACTGACGAGCACGGGAATGTTCACCACTTTGCAGCATGGACTAAAGTGATCCCGTGGCAGGTGTAAGGAACGATGGGGAGTGGACAGAGGGGCGCTATCGTAGCTTCATTACTAGTACGCTACGTGGAGGAATGAGGCGCTGGCCCCCTAAGTGGAAAGCACTGAAGAAGGCTGAGTTAGGTAGGAAGACAAACAAGAAGACAGGCAAGCTTGCAATGCATTATTTATGCCTTGCATGTAAAGAAGAACACGTTGCTAAGGACGTACAAGTTGATCACATTCTTCCAGTAGTAGACCCTGCTACTGGTTTTGTTTCTTGGGACTTGTACATAGATCGTTTGTTCTGTGAGCAAAGTAATCTTCAGGTGCTGTGCACCAAGTGCCACAAACTAAAGACAAAGGAAGAAAATGAATCTACGAGAGTATCAAGAACTAGCAGCAAGGTTCGCACTACCGACAGCCCTAAACCGCGAGTATCTA